GCTTTCGTCAACACGGTCCAGTAGTTCATCTCGCCACTTTCGCAGACCTGCATATTTGTCACGTGAGTCTGGGTCTTTGGTAGCAGTGATGTCGCAGTCATCAAACCACGGACACAGCATCACATCTGCTATTTCTTGGGGAGTGGTTTTGCACCAATCTCTAAACTTGTTGTGAACGCTATTTTGCATCAACCAACTCCTTCATTGTGTGTTTCACCACGGGTTTCTTCACAGCATCTTTGATTGATGCAGTCATTCTGTTGCCCTGAGGAATGATGTTGCCTAAAGCATCAGTGGTTTTGCCCTCAATCAAACATTTCATTTTCCAAGCCGCCAACTCTAGAGGGTATCTAAAGCCATTGGGTTTTTCACTGGGCAGTTTTTTGTAGTCCAACATACCGTTGGTGCAATACTTTTGCCAAGCAGTGTTTTTTCGTTGCCAAGCACCACCCAAGTAGCCACCTTGTTTTGCCGCCTGTTTCAAGGCTTGCTTCATTTGTCGTCTTGATTGAAGAACAGTTGTCTTTGTCTTTGTCATTGTATATGCCTCCTTAGCATTTGTTAATATATTCATAATAACACCACTTTAGGATCTGTCAACCATTTTTTTTATCGCATAAAATGGGGCTTTTTTTATGGCTTGACAAATCACAGATCTGTGCTACTATAATAGTATGTTAAACAACAACGGAGACAAACAAATGAAAAACACAATAGCACAATGGAGCCAGACATATTTTTCTGGATTGACTGCTGAGCAACACCAAGCCAACAATGAGTGGTTTCAAAAAATGGCTCAGATGACTACAAAAGATGGTGTTATTATGGTGCCCAATCTGGGTATTGCTTTTAAAAGCAATGGTGAAACTTGGGAAGAGGCATAGGATGATAGTAAAAACACCAAAAGAACTGATTGAAATACTTCAAGATCAATGGGTAAATCAAGGACAAGGCGACGAACCACTGATGTGGGAGTTTGTGGGCAGACGACATTGTGAAAACTATTTGCCAAACATTAGCAAAAAAGATTTCACAGATATAGTCAGCAATATTGATGAAGAATACATCGCGGGTGAGTTTCACGATTGTATTAAAAACTTGGGAGGCATAGGATGACAAAATACAAAATCACATATTCTTGGACATACTATCCACCAGATGGTTTAGGATCCAACATACACACTTACATCACTGAAGCAGAAGATGGAAATCAAGCCTGCGACATTCTTCAAGAAGAAGAATACTATCAGATTGATTGGGAAACTGTTGAAGTAGAAGAGTTAGAAGAGGCATAGGATGACATACGATGCTATCACAAGATTAGAAACCACCATTGCCAATCTACAAGTCCAAAAGGATAAGGTGTTGTGGGATGATTATGAAAAACTTGAAGAAGTATTGGGTTGGATAAAACACGCACAACCTGTTGTAAATGCAGTTTTGGATAATCCAAAAATACAAAAAATGTTAGAGGAGGCCTAGTATGGAATGGATATTGTTATCAAATATTATCTTGCTCATTATACTAGATTTATAGTATAATACAATGGAAGGCAATGGCTCTACCTCACTACTAGTCATATAATCCATTGCCTTCTACACAAGGAGAATAAATATGCATATGAAACCAGAACAAGAATACCAAAAACTCAAACAACAACTACTCAAACTCAAACAAGAAGTCAGAGACTTACAAGAACTTGATGCTGATGAAGATGTGATTGAAGCCACTTGGGATGAACACGAACAAGTTTGGTATGAAATATTGGATTTAGAAACAGAACACGGCATCAACATAGACGTTTCACCAGAAATATAATGCCACGGACTCCACCCAAAATCATACAATCAAAAACTCAATACAATGGTTTTGATTTACAAATAATCACACGTGAGCAAATGTTTTTGCTTACATATGATGGCAAAATCTGTCAGTTAAGACAGGATCAAACCATGGTAAATCATGGACACAAGTATGAAAGAAACTTGTGGACAGACGAAGCCCAAGCCCAATCAACAGCAAAAAAATACAACGACTTCTTCAAAACCACCCTTTTTGGCTATAAAAAGATAGTTTAAACATAAATAATATTATTGTGTAGGCATAGCACAATCATTGCGTATGGCATATTGCTATTGTAATGTCTCCTAGAAAGAAAAAGGGCGTCAGAAATGGTGCCCTTTTTTTGTGACTAAATAATCTTGTAACTTAACAGAATGGAAGGACATAGAAATATGGCAGGAAGAAAAAAAGAAGTTGATGACAACTTTGAAACACTACTCAAAGATTTTTCAAATCAATATTTTGACAAAGAACTACAACACGCACACGAACTATTTTCAGATGCTAGTTGGCCCAAAGATGAAGATCCTCACTATGTAAAAAAGGCAACATTTTTAATCAACGCAAGAAAATCACATCTTATGTTGTTGAAAACCATGTGTCAGCATATTACTGGAGCAGTATCAGGTGGCAAAGAAACAGCAGTGGATGACAAACAAGCAGAAAAACTACTTGAACAAGCACTACAAAGAATAGGCATTGAAAACAAGAACAGTGATGCATAATGAAAATACCATTCAAAGTTTTTTTAGACACACAAAACATCTTGTCAGGTATGCAAACACCACCTCTACATGTGGAAGTTTGTGATTGGTTAGACAAAAATCAAAACCATCCCAGAAAAATACTACAGGTGTTTAGACACGCAGGCAAAAGTTACATACTTTGTTGTTATGTGGCTTGGAAACTACTGACGGATCCAAACTACACCTGTATTATTGTGTCAGCAAAAAAGGCTTTGGCAATGCGTAACTCAATGATGATACGAAGCATCATTGAAACAAATCCACTCACAGCACATTTGAAAAGTGAACTGTATCAATGGCAAGCAAGTCAGTTTACAGTTGAAAGAGACAGCATTCAACTTAACCCCTCAGTCACCTGCACATCAATGGCAAGTTCATTTACTGGTATGCACTCAGATGAGATTATTGGAGATGACATTGAGGTAGCAACCAATGTGCTCACAGAAGATGCTAGAAACTTTATCAAAGACAGAACAATGGAGTTTGGTAAAATATCCAAAAGAATATTATTGGTTGGAACCCCACATCACGAAGAAACCATTTACAGACACTGTAAATCAGTTGGCTATGATTGTGAACTAAAAATACCTGTTTATAACAAAAAAAGTGAACTAGCATGGCCCAATCATCCAGATGGTATGTTTACTTGGGAATGGTTAGAAAGACAAAAGAATGAATCAACAGAAGGTGACTTTAAATCACAGTATCTATTGATACCCAGCAAAACATATGATTCACTTATTGCTATGGACAAAATACAAACATACAACGCAGAACTTACATTCCAACACTTGCCACAACCAATGGGTGGTTATCTACCCATAGTTAGAATAGGCAACCAACAGATAAATAGATTGGTTAGCAGTTGGGACGTTGCTAGTGGACTAAGAGGCAGAGATGCTAGTGTGTTGTCAGTGTGTGCAAGAGACAACAACGGCAATGTTTATGTCCATGATGTAGTAGAACTTTCTGCGGCAAAAGACAAAGACTTTGACATTCAATGTGAAGAAGTTATTGATATATGTGACAAGTATAAACTTGGACATGTGTATCTAGAAGAAAACTTTTCAATGACATTGAAAGCAGAGTTGAAAAGAAAGATACTTGCGAAGAAGAAAAAGATTGTGGTGATTGGCGAGTTTAGAACCACCAACAAACTTAACTTCATGGCACAACAACTTGAACCCATTATCAAGGTAGGCAAGTTGAGAGTGCATCAGCGAGTGATTGACAACAGTAAGTTTATGAGTCAGTTGGAGGAGTTTCCATATATGAAACACGATGACTGCATAGACGCTACTGCTATGGCTATATCAAAACTGCCAGAACCAGGTGTGGATATATCAAAAATACCATTGATACAATCACCATTACAGATGGCAGGAGGAAGAGCAAAACTGACTGATTAGGCACTAATAAATACTGCCAGATTGTATATATTATATAAATAAACATAGCACACGCACACACGCACGAAAGGTAACCATGGGAAGTTTGAACAAAAGATTAGGTCCAATAACATCGCCAGTTATACGAGATAAGATTTTAGAAAAAGGTCCAATAACATCGCCAGTTATCAAAACTCCTGTGTCAGAACCAGGCACACCAAGACTTTATCCAGGTGGCCCACCAATCCAGAACCCAGGCAAAAGCCCCAACCCAGGCAAGTTCAAACGTCCACTGCCAGTGCCGCGAGAACCATGGTTAAAACCAGTGATGCCAGAAGATCCAAGAGTATCACAGCCAGTTGAAGGACAAAGATTACCAGGAACAGAAGAAGAAAATATTAGATACTTTCCATCAACAACAGCACCATCAGAAGCACAGACATTGGCGGCAACAGTTGGAGCACAAGTGGTTCCAAGTGCAGTAACACAAGAAACAAAGAAAGGCCCAAAACGTAGAAAGCCAACCACAGGCACATTGGGCTCAGCAGGGAGTTTATTATAATGGGTGATAAATCAGGCGGCGGCGGCGGAGGCGGCGGCGGTAACAAAGGTTACCAAGGACCAAAAGGTCCTGTAGCACCACCTTCAGTTCAAGACAAAAAAACAAATCAACAACGCAGTCAAAGAATAGTGGAAAACACAGTTCAAAGTATTACAAGAAAACAAACAGCGGATCCAACAAGAATGCAAGGATCACAAGATTCAGATGCTGTTTGGAAAACAGTTTCAATGCAACAAGGCAACTATGTGAAAGACAGATACGGAAACCCCGTGACAGGGAGAGGCGGCAAGATTGTGATGACTAGCAAAGGCAGACAACAGTATGAGCAGGCTATGAGTAGAATACCTTTGACTAGAGCACAAGTAGAATCACAACAGAAGTTTATGAAAATAGCATCAATACCATTAATGTTTGTGCCAGGCGGTGGGTTATTGAGAAGTGCTGTTGTGGGTAACTTTGACACAGCATATCAAAGAGGTGGTAACACAGTAATGACATATGGCAAAGGTAACTTGTTGTCACAAGATGAACAAAACACCATTGCCACAAACATGCAACAAGCAGAAATGAATAGGCCTGTAGCAACAGTGGATTTATCAACACGTCCAAGAAAAGCACCAAGTAGAATGAACTTGCTAGACAAAGCATTTTCAACAATATTTGGTGGTGGTAATCTATTGGGAACAGGAGGAGGAAAACTATAATGGGATTTATGAAACCAAAAGGTCCTAGTGCTGAAGAAATCGCAAGAGCAAACCAAAAAGCCAAAGAGGAAGCAGAACGCAAAGCCAAAGAACAAGCAGAAGCGGCTGAAAGAGAAGCCCAAGCAAAGTTTGAGGGCAGTGAAGAAAGAAAACGTCAAAAAGCCAGAACAGGCAGAAGACGTTTGATTGCTACTCCATATGGTTATTTAGGTGATACTGGCGAGTTTGGAAGCAAGGGCAGTTTATTAGGATAACGCATTTATGGCAAAAGCATCTTTAAACTACGTGAAAAATCTTTTGAAGAAGGCAAAGACAGCACGTCACCTTCACGAAGATGAAATATCAGAAGCATATCTATACACATTTCCAAACAGAGATATTTGGAGAAGCATAGAAGGCACCACTGACAGACAAAAACTCTATGATATGACAGCAGTGGACAGTGTGCAAAATCTAGTTTCAACTATTCTTAATCTATTGATACCACAAAACCAACAGTGGGCTTACATTGATGTTAGACAAGAAGTCAAAAACAAAATGGCACCAGATGTGAGAAGAATGTTAGACACAGCCAACAAAACAGTATTCAAAGTATTGAGAGATTCAAACTTTTATGTAGCGGCATCAGAAGCACTACAAGATTGTGTTATTTCAGGCACAGGTGCTATTTGTATTATGGACCCAATGGATGGCAAAGGCATGAACTTTATGGCTATACCAACCAGCCAACTTTACTTTTTGTCCAACTACAAAGATGATGTTGATGTTGTTTTTAGAGAAAGCGAACAGTCAGCACAATACATCTATGAAAGATGGGGCTCACAAGCACCAGAAATGAAAGAAGATGCTGAAAAACATCCAGACAAAAAAATCAAACTACTAGAAGCAGTGTTTAGACAAACAGGATATGAAGACTATTGTTATCAAGTTTATGTTGGCAAAGAAATGCAGTTGGTAGAAGACAGCAAGATGCCAGTAAATCCATTTGTGGTGTTTAGATTTTCAAAAACACTGGGCGAACATTGGGGTGAATCACCAGTGCGTTCAGCATTACCACACATTAGAACTGCTAATGAAATCCAAAAAATGATGCTACAAAGTGGTGCATGGGCATCAATGGGTGCATTCCAAGTTTCAAGTGACACAACTGTAAACTTTTCCAATATGAAACTACAACCAGGTGAAGTTATCACAGTGGATCAACCACTACAACCAGTTCCGTTTCCAGGCAACTTCAATATATCAGAAGCAATGATGCTACAACACCAAGACAGCATAAGAAGAATGCTGTTTAATGATGCTATCATGCCAGCGGGAGCACCAAACACATATCAAACAGCAACAGAAGTCAGTGCTAGACAGGCACAGTTTTATCAAAGAATAGGTCCTTTTGGACTGCGTCTTGAATCAGAGTTTTTACGTCCATTGATTAAAACATTGGTAACCAAACTACAAAGAAGAGGCATGGTTCCAGAGTTTGTAGTCAATACCAGTGCGTTTGAACTTGTGGTAAACTCAGCAGTGAAAAAAGGCATAGCAATGACAGAAATACAAAGAGACATGCAACTGCTACAAATGATTCAAGCACTTGGACCAGATGCAATGATGTTGGTTGATATGAAAAAACTAGCCAAGAAAATACTCACAGATGGTGACATGAGCCCAGACATTATTAGAACAGAACGAGAGATTGCACAAATGCAAGAACAAATGCAACAACAAATGGCACAGCAACAAATGATGCAAGGAGCACAGCAACTATTAGATGAACAGCAACAAGCTCAAGGCGGCAACACACAAGGATAAGATAACACTAGTATCAGGCAAAGACTATGACAACCCACAAGGTTGGCAAACTCTTTATCGCATGGTTGAACGCCATGTAAACAAAAAATATCCCCAGCAATATGATGCTCAATGGTTAAACTGGATGATACGAATGGGTGAACAACCCAACGGTTTTACCACAGGCGTAGAATATCAAGGCAAGTTACAGTGCTTGTTGATAGCAGAATGGCACTACAACATGTGGATTGACGCCAAAGATGCCAACATAATGGGGATGCTCACTGCCCCAGGATGTAAGCCAAGTTGGGTTGATTTGATGCTACATCAAGTGGAATGGTGGGCAAAAGAACAAGATTGTGCCAGTATAAATATCTTTACTTGGGACAGCAGACGTGCATACCAAAGATGGTGCAGTCAAAAAGGTTTTGAACTACACCAATACACTTACTCAAAGGAGTTGAAATGAACCAAAAAGAACTAAAAGAAACATACAAAACCATATTCAATACACCAGCAGGCAAACAAGTGTTTTATGATTTACACAGAATAGCAAACCAAAGTCGTGTGGATCAAGATGCACCCAATCCATATGCTTGTGTGTATAAGATAGCACAACAGGCACTGTTGAAACGTATTGAAAACATGTGTGATATAGAACGCACAGAACACAGCAACATAATAGAAAGGCGCTAACAATGGAAGAGCAAACACAAACACAAGAGTCACTGTTGGACTCAAATATCACAACAGAAACAACCACAGAGGCTACTGAGACTGCAACAACCAACGACACACGTCCAGAATGGCTACCAGAAAAGTTCAAAACAGCAGAAGATTTCGCAAAATCATACTCAGAACTTGAAAAGAAAATACAAGAAAAACAACCAGAGATACCAGAAAAGTATGATTATTCATATGCTGGCGACTTGGGTTTAGACATGAATGAAGAACAACAAGCACAGGCAAATGAAGTGTTTCGTCACTATGGACTAACACAAGAACAAGCCAAAGGCATGTTGAGCTTGTATTCAGACTCAATCCAATCATTTGCACAGCAGTATCAACAGCAAGGACCACAAATAGATATGACAATGGAACAAGGACAACTGCGTCAAACTTGGGGCAAAGAGTATGATGTCAAAATGGGTGCTGTGCGTAACTTTGCCAAAACACTGAAAAACGACACACTGAATGCACCATTGGCCAACACAGCAGAAGGC